CACACAGAGCACGTCACGTCCACCGCATCCCATGCGAGGCTTGGGAATATCCTGCGCCCCCATGGCGCAGCTCCATACGGCTCGCTCCACCGAATGCTGCGATCGGGTTTGATTTCCAAGTCCCATTCGACGCCGTAGAATTGAGCTGCCCCGAGATGGCCGGTCATCGGCTGGTCCCCGAGCGATTCTTGGCGGCGAGCATGGTAGCCCTTGGAAGGACTTTCGCAACTTCGCGAGCCACGGCACGAGGATCCCCGGCTCCAGAAATGGTGATGCTGATTGGTCCACCGTAATGGTTCGTCGTGCTACTCGACACAGGGTTGATGCGGCTCGGTTGGACTGGCGTCCACGTCTCTTCTGGTTGCTTGAGCGCTGTACCGAACACCATGCCACCTCTGGCGTGCGGGATCATGCTGGCGGCGGCAATCTGCCCGGAAGCAAGCGCCTGGAAGTAGCCGGCTTCTCCGGTCGCGGAAGCGGCGCCGAGCGTAGCAATTGAAGCTGAAATCGCGGCAGGGCTCCATGCCGAGGCCGCCAATGACGCCTGAGCTTGAGTCTCGGCGATCTGCGCGGCGCTTTGCCCCTCCGAAAATGCTTTTTCCAGCAAGGACTGTTCGATCCACTTCGTGGTGCGCTCGGCGAACTGGTCTGCGAGGAACGAGGTCATGTCAGCTTCGAGCGACTTGATCGTCAGCTTGCCTTGAATCGCTTGCGAAAGCTCGCGAGAGGAAAAGCCCTGGACTAGGTCGGCCTCCTTTTGGATCATCTCAATTTTCGCCTCGTGCTCCTTAAACAAGGCTTGGGCTAGCTTATCCTGCCTTTGCATGTCTCTTAAGGCGTATTTCTCCTTGATTGCATCGATTTTGAACTGATTGTTCTGCGCCTGCTCAAGTTCGATATTCCTTGAAACAGAATCGATCCTTTGCTGAGCAAGGTTTTCCCTTGCAATCTTATCCGATGCTGAATGATCATCTTTCCCTGGGAAGAAGTTGTGAGGCTTCGGTGATTCGATTGATGATCTATCAAGTCTGAGCTGCGCAGCTTCAACCTCAAGCTTTTTATCTTCAAGGAGCCTTTGTCTCCTTTCAGCAATGATCTTATCTTGATTCTGTGAATCTTCCCGCTGCCTTTCAAACTCCTGCATCAAAGCTTTATCTCTGATTTGCTGGATCTCGTTATTCTTTGCGCGCTCCATCTCGACAAGAAGCGCCCCGTGCGCCTTTAGCGAGTGCTCTTCTTCGCGGTAGGTGTTCTCGATTTTTGCGATACGGCGCTGGTCTTCTGCGGCGTTTCCGTAGCCTAAAGAAAATTCCCTATTTTCTTCGGAATACTTTTCTAGCGCGGTCGCTTGTCTTTCGCTAAGATTTCTATCGCTTCCCCCTTTTCTTGCAAACTGATCGCGAATCTCTTTCATTCGCATCTGGTGCGCTCGCTCAGAATCTTCCAATAGCTTTTGATGAGATTGATTTAGCTGCCTTTTGTCAGCAAAATCCCCCATGATAATTTTTTTATTTTCATCAAATTGTTTCTTTTCTTCCGCAAGCGCCTCTGAAAGGTCGTTCTTTTTTAGGATCCCAAGATTAGATTTCGCGATCTCTTTTTGCTCGTCTGTAAGTGCTGCGTTTTCGGATTGGCGTGATTCCTTCCTTTGTGCGGCTGCCGCGCCAGCAATGATTCCTAGTTGTGCCCCGGTTGGAACTGGGGCTCCACGCAATGCAGCTTCCTTTACCGCGATTTTGTAATTTTCTTCTGACTTTTTGCGGATAAGCTCAAGTTTGTCGGAGTGCCCCAAAAGGCTTGCTTCGGCCTCTTTTAGGTTTGCGCGGAGTTCGGCAAAATACCCGCCAGAACTTGCCTTGATTGCAACCCAAGCCTTATCAATTTCAATCTGAGCCTTGTTTGCCCTTTCGTATGCTGCGGCTGTTTCTGGCGGGATTTGCATCGCCGCCATAGCCGCTTCCGCTCCTGCCTTCCCTTGCTCAAGAACCGGGATCAATTTTTTCCACCCAGCACCGAGCGTTTCTTTGGCAATCGCATCGCGCTGGGTGGCATCGGCGGTATTCTTGATGATTTCCATCAATTGCTCGAACGCCTGAATCGGGTCTTGCGCAGTGATCCCGAGTTCCCGCATCTTGGCAGAGTGTGACCCAAGTTTTTCGGTGAACGTCGCAAACGCTTTCCCGAGCTGATCCACAGACACACCGGTACCAGTTGCCATGTACTGGAATCCGAGCATCGTTTGGGCGGATACCCCTTCTTCCTTGCCTAGAAGCTCCATGTGGTGCCACATCTCAGCAGACGCCTCAGACGCCTTCCACATCGCCGCCGCAACACCTGCGGTAGCCAGGGCGGCGCCACCAGCCGCGACCACATACGGGCCGCCCATCATCTCCATGGCCGCCTTCAGAGCGCCGGTGATGCCACCCTTACCTTCTTCGAGGACCATGGCTGTCCCGGAGAGTTGCGTGAAGTTTCCGCGCATGACTTCGCGCATCGCCACAATCAGTTCGCGACGCTGGCGAGTGGTGATGCCGATTACTTCAGCCTCGCGTTCGGCAGTAGGTAAAGCGGCCTTGGTGATATCCGCGATTTCCTTCTTGAGCTTAGCCTCTTCGCGCATAGCGGCTTGATAGCCAGGATTCGCAACCAAGTTACGTTGTCGTTCAAGGCGGATCAAATTATCAGCCATCGCGGTATTCAGGGCAGTAATTTCCTGTTCTTCTGTCTTTGTGGATCGAGTAAGTAGCTCAATCTCTTGGCGAAGCTTCTGCTGCTCCTGTACGGCTCTCATGGTGGCCGGATCACGGAGGGCTTCGGCGCGGAGCTGAAATGATTCCGTCTGCTTTTGTACAGCATCTCGGAGCTTGAACACCTCTTCTTTCCACGCCTCTTCGCGACGCTTAATTTCGGCGATAGCATTTGCCATGGGGTCTATTGCTGCGGTCGTTTTTTTGACTGAATTTTCTGTTTCTTTGATCGCGCTATCTACGACAGTAAGTCCTGCGGTTACGTCGTCCTGGAATTTAGCCCTGTAAAGGAGGTCTCGCTCAGTTGCTGACATTCGCAAACCCTCCTAGCTCAGGAGACTCCATGGCCGTATTGCGAGCTTCATTGATTGCGCTTTCCATCATCATGATCCCATTTGAAGCCTTAAGCAAGTTTGCCCCGGAAATTGGCAGTCCCAACTTGAGTCTCTTATAGAGCATAGAAATGCAGCCGACTTCAGAAAGAATGAATTTCGTGGGATCATCGAAGCGGTCGCGTTCGTTGTCCCATGGCGGCGTCCACCGTTGCCGGGCCGGCCTGCCCTTTTCATCGTAAACAGGCGCACGGATTAGGCCTGCTGCGAGTCCGGCGCAGATTCGAAAGACTCGAATTCCGTGTCTGTCCATGCGTTGTTACTACGGATGTCCCAGAACAGATCGCATTTGTCTTCGGGTGGCATGTATTGCCCACTTTCTTCCCATGACACAAACGGTTTGACGAACCCGCCCCATTCGCGCACAGCTTCAGCAAGAACCTCTTGAATCAGGTCGGCGCTAAAAGAAGAAAACCCGCGTGCGGTATTTTCATCGTCAGCCCGCCTCCGAATCGCTTTGATCTCATCTTCTTTGCGCTTTGCTGAAATCTTTTTGGCGCGCACAGCTTCGATTTCTCGATCCGTTTCAGCGTTCGCCAGCGCAAGGCAATTCCGATAGCTTGCGTTTGCCAATTCCAGGCGCAAAGAGAGATCCGAAGAAAGTGGGCCGACTTTTACCCAAGGCGCGTTTTTCTCTGCGACTTTTCGCCCGCGAAGGCGAGAGACGAAATCGCGCTGGATTACAATGTCGCGCTCCGTTTGGTCTTTGATGTCTTTGATTGATTCCCATACGCGCTCAGTGAGCTTGTCCTTGAATTCCTTGCGGAACTTCATGGGCACCCACTTGTAGGTGACGCTTGGGTCGATCCCATAGAGGACGGGAGCTTGTGGAATAGTGGGCTTTTCGATTTCAGAAGACATTGCCGGTCTCCTTTGCCGGTCTAAGTGAAAACAAAAGCGCGTGCGGCATGCCGGAAACCGGCAGAGCACGGCAGGGGCCGCACGCGCAACCGCCGAAGCGGCTTAGGTGAACGCCAGCGAAAAAGCGTCCGATGCCGAAGATGTCTCGGTTCTGTGAAGGCCAAGCGTCGCTTCGTATCCATACGCACCAGAAAACGCCTTAGTGGAAAGACCTTCGAATTGCGCGTGAGCGTTTGTCGAAATCGTGAAGATCGACCCTGGGGTTGCTCCGAGCTGCACGGAGTTCGCGAACTGCGTCCCGACCGCATACTGGTTCAGGCTATCCAGAAGAGACTTGGCGCGGGTACGATACCCAATCTTGAGCGTCGCGCCGCCTCCGGAAGGGAGCGCATACAGCAAGCCGTTCGCATTTACGGTAGACGTGGCCATGTCCGCCTTCTGCCCGCGATTGAACTCGATGCTGTCGCACTCCTCCACAAACAAGCCCGTCGGAGTCCCTGCAAACTGCCCAAAACGGACAGCCGTTGCAGTCTCTGCGGGATATGTGAGGACGCCAACAGGCGTCGTGGTAGCCCCTCCGGAAAGCTGGAAGGCCCCCGTGAATTCGTAAGTCACAAAAAGCGGAGCCTGGATCTTGTCGCCCTTGATGGTAAAGTTTCCGTTCACGCCAGAGGCAACATATCGAAGCGCCGTAGTCCCGTCGTTTGACAGAACTTCAAAACCGATGGTGAGGCTTGGGGCACCATAGATATTGCTTGCGTAGGTCACCGACGTGGACGCCACAATGGTCTCGGAAAGCCAGCATGCTTTCCAAAGAGGCCCATACTTTGGAGCAGTGCCCGCCGCTGCGGACCCGAAAAGACGGTGCGTGAACTTCATGGACACAGGAACCTGTCCCATTACAGTCGCGATCGGCTGGTCAGAGGGGCCATCCGGGGCGCGCTTGACCGCTTCCGGCTTGATCTCCATGGAGACATTTTGCGCTTGGCAAAGGACATTGCCGGCCACGAACAAGGACGCATCCGCAATAGGCGTCCCGGCGGTAGTTTCGGCCATTGCGTAGATCGTAGCGGTCTTCGCGTAGAAGATGAGAGGATTCGCCATTTTAGGGCTCCTTAGATTCGGAAGTGGACTCGGCGGTAACAGCGACTAGGTCCTCGGCGACGCCAATCAAGCGCTTCAATTCCGACTTGATTTCGGTTTCGCCGAGAGTGAGCAGATAGCGCAGCTCGGACGCCGCCCAACGGGTCCCCTGCGATTCAATGAATTCGATTTTTGGAAGCTCCATGTTTAGCCCCTACGGTTGAGTGTTTATCCATTCGGTTTCTTGAGTCGAGTCTTGTGCGATGTGCTGATATCGGCAGACGCCTCGGATATTGACAGCCAAAAGCATTCCGTTTTCCTGCGGAGTGACGCTATACTGTTTATCAGTCACATCGGTGGAAAGCGCATTATTCCCGTGCGAAACGTCTTTGTACGCCACCCGGACAAGATCGGCCACCAGGAGTGTAGCCCAGGCCGTGGGTTCAAGCCCGTCACGCAACGGCATGATTGCCCCGATCCCAAACGGAAGATCGTAAACGCGAAGGCTCGCTACGGACTCTCGTTCATTGTATGACTCGTCCTCAATCCAAACGACGCCGACTGGAAATTGTCCGTTGGTTGCTCGGGTGGAGATGTCGAACTTTCCGCGTACTACCTGGGGTTGAGACCAATTGAAGCTATACCCATTGTTTGTGTTCGCAGCAGCGAGAGTATCTTCCATATCCTGGGCAATCCGCAGATTCACAGGAGTGACGTAGGTTACAGACCCAGAAATGGTATGTGATCCGTCGGTAATCTGTACGACCACGCTTGATTGGTGGAAGTCGGTCTTCCCGTTGGTCACGCGGACAGGCCATGTCGCAGTAATCTCATCGTCGGAAACCACTGTAAAGTTTTTCAGGGCACGGCCATCTACGGTCCCGGCATTGTAGCCGGTGAATCCGCTGCCCAGGAGCGTCAGCGTTCCCGTGGAGACGGGCGAGATCCGAGCCGGTGAGATTGAGGAGATCGCGGTCATGCAGCCTCCTTCACAATCTGATCAAGCCCCGCCTCCAGGTCTGGAATCATTGAATTCCACAGGTCCGTCGCACCAAGTCGCGGATCCACTCGCACATGGGTTTTCAAAATGAAGAGCGGGACAATCTTCTCGCCTCCGGCAAAAATGTGCCCTTTGTAGCCTATAGCGCCCTTGAGTGCTCGGCTGGAAGCCTTCTGTGTTTTCGTGACCGTCTTCCCGAAGAACACGCCCTTCGCGAAGAAGCCGCCTCGCTCAATTGCTTCCGTCGGCGAGATGCGGGCAACTCCGGTCGGCGTCATGTTCTCTTCTGTCGGGATCCACAGGTATTTCGCTTTCACTGGCACAATATCTTTACCGTTTTCTTGGACCCATCCATATCCGTGATGGCCATCTTTTTCGGCAGCAGATCCGGAAAGCCAGTTGGTAGTGGTAATTGAATTGCCCGTGCTGATTGTTTGGATATTCCAGCCGGAAGCGAGATTTCCGGTTCTTCGATTCACGCCAGGGCGCCCGCTCATGCGCTCGATCTTCAATCGAGCATCGAAGGCGTTTCCGTGCGCCTGGAAGAGATTGAAAACATTGTCTCGGATCGCCCCAGGTGGAACCGATGGAGGTGGCACAAATTCGAACGAGAGCGTTGCCATCAGCAACCAACCCCGTAATACTGGAAGTTGTCGCAGGCGTCCTTAAGGGTTTGGAGGACTTGGTATTCCCCCATGTAAGTTGTCTGGCTGTTTCCTGATGTCGTGGAGTGTTTACCAGCCGACCGACGACGTTCGTAGGCGTAGTTCACCTGCCGAATGACTTCGGCCTCTAGGCTCGCATAGTTGTTGGCGATGGATTCTTGAATGCAATCGCCTAAAGTGATTGAGTTTCCGGTACCGCACGCGACCACATCGTCCACATCAAAATTCCCGATGTCCGGCTCAAAAGTGATGACGTTCGCCGCAAGGTCAAGAGCGGTGATCTTGATTCGTTCGCCGTTGGGCTGGTCGTAGGTGCCTACGACGGGAGATCCGACCACGTTTGCAATCTTGTAGACCGTTGAAATCGGATCGTATGCATATCCAGCCGTCAGGTTGATCTTGTATTCCTTGACCGGCGGCGGGTAGATAGCGGGATACGGTACCACCAAATGGATCCGGAGTTGGTCCGGGTCCAAGGTGAAATCGTTCCCCTCGGTGAGAGTGGTGTACCCGCTGTTCCCGAAGAGTCCCAACGGATCGTAGAAAAACGAGTTGATGGAGCGGACAAGAATGTGCTGCGGAAACAGAATTGCCCGTCCCATCCCGGTCATGTACTCATCAAAGGTATCGACATGAAGCGGCACGTTGACGTACCTCTCGACAATCTGAGACGTTGCCGCCAACTCGCGAGCATAGTCGCGACGCATCTGCATGGAGTAGTCATTGACATTCCATTCAGAATTGCCGTTCCCATTCAGCTCGACAGTTTGCAGGCACCGTGCCAGCGTCGAGAGGATCATTGTGTCGCCTCTGCCTTTCCCTTAGTTCGCCAAGGCCAGGAAGTCCACGCCGTTGACCAGGCCGGGGGCAGGCTGGACACGCTCCTGCGATCCGACGTAAACGGCAGCAATGGTCGCGTTCGCGGCGGAGGTCGTGACCACCAGCTTCAGGTACTTGCAGTCCACAGAGTTCGACGCCTGGAGAAGCTCCTGCGCCTTGTTGCGGCCGATCGAGATCGCCACAGCGGTACGCCCGGCCGCGAACTGAGCCGCAGTGATGGTAATCGCGGCTCCCGTCAGATCGTAGTAGCTAGAATCGTCAGCGGATCCCTGGAGCTTGCAAGCCAGGGTCCCGGACGTTCCCAGCGTTCCGGCGGTGACCAGGAATCCGGCCTCGGCGGCCCCTGAAACGGCGGTCAAGTCGACCTTGCTCGACGTGGTAGCGCCGGCTGAAGCGACAGTCTGCGGCGCGATGATGTTGATGGGATCGCTATGGGCGATCGCGAAGTTCTGCGAATTGACAGACATTTGTTGTCTCCTTGATTGGATGGAAGAGGATGGGGCGCAGCATTCTACTGCGCCCCTGGATTGGATTAGGCGGCGGAAGCGGTCCGAAGATCAAGGGCCGCGAACAGCTCGGCTTCCTGACGGAAGACGGGCGCGTAGTCCAGATCCGCAGCCAGAGCCAAGGCGTTCCGCTCGAAAGCGGACTGCCCCTGAACCACGGCAGTGTCGGAAACCTTGACCTGCACGCCGCCCCAGGCGTAAACGGACACGTTGTCGAACTGGCCGAAGAACGTGTCGGCGCAGTCGTTCGCGGAGCCAACGGACTGTCCGGTGCGGAGGTCCGTCAGGCGCAGGATCTGGCGGTCCGATCCCAACACCTTCTTCAGATTCTCGTCCGAGTTCAACGAAGCCTCGGGCAACAGGTTGAAGGATCCGTTGTTGTTGACGATGCTGTTCTTCATGTTCCGGACGATCTCGGGGCGAGCGATGATCGAGAAGCCCTCGGTGCGGCCATTGGCCTGCGCGAGAACGTCTTCCATCAGGTTCACGTCCAGGTAGGTCGGGATCTTGCCATTGGTGGATCCACGCGAGGTCGACCCTCCATTAGCGAGATAGACCTTGTTGACGCCTTCGGCGTACAGCAGCCCCTTGGGAGAGCCCGCAGCGCCCGTTCCGTAGAGAGTAGCGTTCTGGACCTGCCTCCAGAGGGAGTACAGAATTTCCGACTGGAAGATGTCGGCGTATTCGCCGGCCTGGAAGATCAGGCGCTTGGAAAGCAAGCCGGTCGCACCAACACGGTAGGGGACCGCAGAGATGAATTCCCAGTCGATTCCCGTGCTGATGAGCTGTCCGGTTTCCGACACGGTCCCGACCGTCGCCAAGGTCTTCTGGCGGGGGATGGTCAGGTTTCCCGTACCGGCAGGCAGCTCGGTGTAGCGAGCGCCGGCGTTGAAGATCGTCCGCTCGTTGGGGCGAAGCTTCTTCACCCACTCGGATCCCAGGACTTCGTGCGACACGAAGACGCCGCCTGCGGTGTCCAGAGAAGCCGACTCGAAGACCGCGGCCTTCTGGAGCATGTGCTCGGCCATTTCGCGTTCCAGGCCGACGTACCCATACGCCTTGCAGCTCACGGGGTTGTCGAGCTTGAGACGCCCCAGGCTCATGTCGGGCTCCTTGGTGCGCTCCAAGGCGTGCGCCACGAGTCCCTTGAGGTAGGCACCCAGGGCAAGGCGGGTATCCACCTCCTTGCTGCCAAAGTCTTCCTGGAACAGCGCCTTCTGCTCGGCCTGCTTCTTCTGGTTCGCGGTGATTTCAGCCATCTGCGCCTGAAGAGCCTTCAGCTCGGTCTCCATCCCGGGGATTCCTTCCAGGGCCTTTGCCGACTTCTGGTAGTCCGTCGTGAGCTGGTCGATTGCGGACTTGATCTCAATGTTGGTGGGGTCAGGCATTTTACGCCTCCTATTACTTGGTGGTGTGTTGCGAACTCTTGGAGAGGTCGATTAGGCGCTGCATTTCCGCCATGTCGAGTCCTTTCCCGTCTTCGCTGGTTTTGTCGATCATCTGAAGAATTGCGTCTGCCGTCTTTTCGACCGCGTCGTGTCCCTGTTGGGCGGCGAGAGACTTGGCAGCGATGATGCCTTTGCGGTAGACCTCGCCATCCTTGCCGAATGGGTAGGCATATCGCGCCTTGGTCTTCGGAGTGGCGTCCGTGTGGACCCCGAGGAACCACTGCCCGTAGTTGGGCCAATCGTCCCCGTTCTTGCCCAGGAGCTTGTTCCCGTCCTCGGCGGTGAACTCCCATTCACCGTCGTTGACCCTGCCCTCTTTGACAAGGGATTTCGCGTGTCCGCTTCCTTTGCTATTCAGTTTGACACCAGGAGCCTTCGTGACCGTTCCATCGTCACAGAGGTCAACGGCGTCTTCCTCGGTGTGCGACGGGCCGTCGTCATCGTCCAGCTTCGGAAGGGCCGCGCTGAAGATTTCGGCGGCAGCGGCCAAGTAGGACATTGCCGATTGGATGTCTGAAACCATGACGTGGACGACCCCGTCGCTGTCCTTCATTTCCAAGCGCTTCAGGATCGCCGCGTTCGCCTTTCTCTGCTCGGCTGCGGAGTCAGTCAAAGCCTTGATCTGCGCCGCCTGCGTAGACATGGATTGTGCCATGGCGTCGATCATCGTTTTCACTTCAGGAGCAAGAGGGCTTGCCACGGTAGTAGCAGGCGGTGCGGCGGGGGCCTCAAATGACTTGCGCTCAAACATCGCAGCTTTCGCAAACATGGACCATGGGGCGCTGTCGCAGGCCGCCATCCGGTCGAACATGGCGCTGTCGATTTTCTTTTCAGCCATCGCCTTCGCGACTACGCTTACTTGGGCGCTCGCGTTCATCGGGATTCCGACGAAAGACAGCTCGAACAGCTCCGTCTTTTCCCAGATGCGGGAGGCCTTCTCGCCGTAGAGCGCCTTGTCTTCCTTGGTGGCCCAATGCCAGTCGGTCGGAACAGCTCCAATGCTGACGCCCTTGGCAAGGCCAGCCTTGTAGAGTTGGTAACAGAATTCAGCGATCCCGAATTTGTCGTACCGTTCCGGCACGAAGAAGGCGTCAATGATCGCAGTCTTCGTGGCCGTGTCGACGTACGCCTGGAGGCCACGAGCAACCGTGTGATCGAGAACCTGCCGGTGATCTGCAAACATGGCAGGGTTGTTCAGCCATTTTGTGAAGTCCCATCCGGACGACTTCACCACGTCACCAATCCCGTCCACGTCTTCGGTGCTCGCGACCAGCCGGACAAACCGTTCCGCCACTTCTTCTGGCGTGATCTCCTTGGGATCGATGCCGCGGGCAACCATGAGCGCTTTGAGCGCGTTCGTGTCCAGCCCCGCATCTGCGGCCTTAGTGACGATCAGGTTTCCGTTCTTGAATTCCATTCTATTCTCCTATGCCGCCACCAGAACGCAACGGCAATTGATGACCTCGGCGGCAGGGGCTCCCGCTTCGTGCGGCTGCGTCAGCCCATTTGGGAACTGTTCCCCGAAATCGACTGGGCCATGAGCGTCAGCGGCATCGTGGGTCGGCCGGACGTGTGGGTCATGAGCGCTGACCCATCGAACCTTTTTCACGCCATTGGCCTTCATTATCGAGTGCCGATAATCCGACATGACCGCGCCAAGTTCTGTCCTTGCGATCGTGTTTGCCCTAGTCAAAGCGTCGTCAAAGACGTGAGAGACTTCACTCCGAAGTGCTGTCGCAATGGTTGTCGGCTGCGCCCCCGCATTGTCTTTGAGTGCCCTTTGCAGGCTGTTTGCAATCTGCGTGCGCGTTGTCTCATTGACTTTGACAGCTTCCCCAAGGCGATCCAAAAGAATATCGCGGTGCCACTCCGGAGCTTCTCCAAGCCATGCAGAAATGTCCCCAAGCTCATCCAGCATCTGAGATTCAGTAGACTTGCGGACCGCAGAGAATGCGCTCTTCCAAGCAAGCTGCATTTCGGCATTAGCTTGGTCTGCATCCGGAAGAAGCCATTGGATGTCATTATCTCCAGGGATGTGCGGCCCAGACTTAGTGGAAATCCCGACGAAGATGGACGGGTCTTCCCACGCTTTGGAAGTCCGGTCGATATGCTTCCCGGTGTTCAAAAAGGTGTTCAGAGCCTTCATGACCTGCCCCTTTTGCCGGCGAATGCATTTCGTCGTCGCAGCAAGCATTTCGGGCTCATGAGGCGTCACACAGGAATTCCAAATCTTGATAGCAAGAGCTTTCCGCTTTTCCTTACCAACAGACTGCGCTTGTTTGAGCGCTCCGCGAATCACAGCCAAGGGAGACGCAAAAGCTTTTGCTTCATTTTTGGGCTGCTTGTGCTCCGCAGTGGCTTGCGCCTGCGCCTGGTCATCCGCAGCGGAGTTTGAAGCACTCTCCTTAGGGGCGCTTCCTTCCTTCGGCGGCGACGTAACCTTGGCTGTGCCGCCCTCTGGGGCTTCTGCCTGATGCGCAATCACCGGAGAAACGGGAGCGGGCCGATCAGCCGGGTCCATCGATACAAGCGTATTCAGGATATGCGGCTTGTCGGAATACTTGTTTGCTTCAAAAGGAATCCGAGCAAACCGGAAAGCTGCTTCCGGGGAATCGCCACATTCCAGCCGCATTTTGACCAATTCCATGCGATCGGCGGCAACGTCACGAAATGCTGAGATTGACCACTGGTCGATATCGAGACGCACCGGAAGGGTGAGACGCTCAAAGAATTGAGAGTTCCAAACGTCTTCGAAGACTTCAATCCCTGGCTCAATTGTGTCCACCAAAAAGTTCGCCCGAATTTGACTTCCGGAAGCCTTGTTGGCGTTATCCATGTTGCTTGTGAGGACAAGCTCAGGCATCCCATACGCCGTGCCAACCATGCGAGCCAAGCCGCGGTCATGGTCTTTGCTGGAAATCTCCGTCAGCTTTAGCGAGTCTACAGGTTGTGCCTTCCAGGCCATGCCGTCGCCAGTGAGGAGCATTGTTCGCCCCGCATTGACCACACCGCCGTAAGACGCCATCATTTCACCTTCAAGGCGCGCTCTATTGGCCTCCTTGATCGTCTTGTCGGATGAAAGGATCAATCCGGGGCGGTTGTCGTTACGAAGGAGAGCAGACTGGTAAAGCAGAGTCTCCTGTTGGACGCGGGCTGGGAGGTCGGCAAATCCGGCGGCTGAAATCCGCCCATCGCGCAGCGAAGGGTCGAACTGGCTATATGTCACGCATTCGTCGTCAGCGACAGTAATCCCAAGCTGGTCGTTTCGCCAACCATCGGTTCGGTAGTAGTCGTTTGGATCTTGGATGGCACGATTACCGATTGCACGCTTCCAGTTCGTGATCGGGAAAATCAGAAGCGAGATCGGGAACTTGTTTGTTGGCTTTCCGTCAGCGCCAATACAAACAGTAATCCATCCTCCGCAAATCAAGCGATACGTTTCGCAGGCGTACCGCATCTCCGCCCACGACATCCGCCGATTCGGACGGTGGAAAAGTCGCTCAATAGGGTCTTCCGGCTTGAGCGTTACCGCTACTTGGCTAGGGTCTCCAGGTCTGACCCAAACAGATTTCGCGATTTTCAGGTAATTCGCGATCAGGTCCGTTGCACGCCAGACCAGGACGCCCGCGTAGCTTGCTCCGCCTCGCATCCCCCAAAAACGCGGTGGCGCGTTGAACATGGGGTCCGTGTTCGGAACCATTGGAGCCGACTTCGTTTCGAGCGCGTCGCGGATCTGCCCTAGCGTCTGAAGATAGGGAAGTGCGGACTCGACTGTGTCGGCTGTCATCTCGATGCGTCACCCGCTTGCTGTGGCGTGATGATGACGAGATGACTGTGGGGGCAAAAGCCCCGACTCACCGAGAGTATACTAACAATCTACGCCAGCGGCACGCGCCTTGTGTATTTCCGCTTTTCGCGTGGGGCGTCCGAAGAACCAAGCTTGCCGTTTTCCTCCTCGAAATCATCCTCCGCCGGGATCGAGAACCCTTTGGGGAAGTAGTCGGGAATTGTGGTCCGAAGCCTCGAAACTAATTCGATGAGCTGCATTCGGATCAATTGGTTGACTGTCATCGCCTGGACTTGCGGGTCATGTGGCCTCTGCCCACGGATGGCGCTAATAATCTCGGTCGCAAGAACCACGTTCGCGAGGCTGAGTTCGGCAGAATCAGGATCAACGGATTCTGGGTAGACTGGAACCGGCATGGCTTAATCTCCTTAAGGTTGTGATTACGGGTCAAAGGTAGACAATAGAGGCTTCTCCCGGCCCGAGCTGAGATAGATAGCCGTGGAGTTCGGTGCAGGCGTCGAGCATGTCGTCATGTTTGCCCTTGGGGGCCATCGCCATCTGATCCTTGAGGCGTTGATTCCACGGGGCGCGGACGAACCGAACGCGGCCAGCGTTCACCCAGGAGGACAAGGGGAGCCATGTCGATTCCTTCTTTTGCGTCGGGCGCCAGTCGCCTACGCATCTCCCGGCGCACATTGTGATTGCCTCGTCTGCGGTCCTGGACCCTCCCCCGGGGTCGCGGGGGATGCGAACATGGATGTCGGGCCGGTCGGCCGTCAGGCACTCCCGAAGCTCAGAAAGTGGGTTCTGGACCTGCTTCTCGGTCACGTTGACGACGTAAAGCATCCCCTCGAAGGACGGGTCGTCCCAATCCATGAGGCCCATCGCGGACGCCGTGAAATCCCCGTGCCCCTCGGAATAGGCGAAGTCCCAAGCCCGCGCCCTAGTCGCATCCTTGCACCGTTCCGGGAGTTCGTCCACGATGAGGATCTTGTCCACATCGAACATGCCGCCGGTTCGCGGGACGGGGCGCTGCTGGTACTGCCCTTCATAGAAAAGACTTCCCTTGGTCTTCTGCTGGGCGATGTATGCCGCGTTCAGACGTTGAGGAAAAGCGAGCCCCCCTTCCTGTGTCCGTGGGTCGCCGGGGCGCTTCTGCGGGTCGCCCACCTCATACTCGCACCGGATGACAACGTGGTCCCAGAGCCCCGTTTCCAGGAGGTGCCCTGAAAGGTCCTTCATGTGTGTCCGCTGCTGGAAAACGATGATCGGCCCGATGGACGGATTGACGAGACGCGAGGACCACGCAAGGTCAAACCGCTCACTGATGTCCAAAAGGGCTGCGTCGTTCTGGTCTGCCGCGTCGTTCGGGTCATCAATCAGGACCGCATGCCCATCCAGGCCGGTGGTGTCCGCGCCGACGGGGAGAGAGAGCTTGACGCCGCCTTTCGTGTTGGCGAAATTCAGCTTTTCGTTCTGGTCTGGTGCGAAGGAGAAGTCCGGGTGGAATCCCTGGTACCACGGCGAGCGGATCAGGTCCCGCGATTGTCTAGAGAACTTCCCGGCGAGGGTGGCATTGCCGACGATGTTCAGGCCGGTCCACCACGGGGATCGAAGCCACATCCACGGAGTCAGAAGGACGGAGATTAGGGAGGACTTGCCGGACCGGGGGAACACGTTGATGATCGTCCTGGATCCCGGCGTCAAAATAGCCTTCTGGATCGCGTCAGCCATTTCCTTCATGTGCCAGTTGTCCACCATCGGCTCGCGGTAGACGACCGGCCACGCCTGTTTCGCGAAATGATAGAGGGAGCGCTTGGCTAGCTCCCTGTCGAGCGCGTCACCGAGGATGTCGGTGGTCATTGCGTCACGCTGGGATCTCAAGCGGAACCGCGCCCTCCGGAACGATAGAAGTTTCCAGCAAATGCCCAGAATCCCAAGGGATACACCCAATGCTGATTCCTTGGAACCGGTTTCCGCGCAGCCTCTCCATTTCCTCTTCGCTGACCTGGAGCCATGCCTCGACTGGCTCGCCGTTCGGTCCAGGGACTATTCCTTTAATTTCCATTGAGCCTCCATCAACACCAGCATACGATTTTCGAGTGCTTGAACGTGGACTAGTTGACCCCGCATCAATTCATCAAACTCAGAGAGCCACTCATCCGGAACCTGAGCTTTTGCGTCTTGGTACCGCTTGATGGCGTCAAGAATCTCTTGGCATCTAGCGGCTTCTGCGACGAATCGCGGGCGCAATCCAATGGGTGGTTTGCGTGGGACTTGGTCTTTGTTCTTTGGGTTCCAGTGCTCGCAATCCGAGCATTCGACGGTGTAATCCGGACAAGTCCCGAGCGCCCAACGAAGACATGCGCCTCGAGATGGCCCTTGCGGCGTCCCTTGTCCATGCGGAACGCATTTCGGCTTTGGGATCGTCGGTGCTGGCGCGACGCCGCCGGAGATGGAACAGCCTTCCTGGAGGGGCTGCGGCGGTGTCCTCGGAGGCTTCCCGTAGCCCGGCCTGCGCGGTGGGTCTGATGTGTCCAGCGGGTATGCGGGCTGGTAGCCATTGCCGTACCAGCGAAACGTTGCAGACCTTGGAGAACTCATTGCCGGTTTATTCTCCCTGCAATTGGCTGTCAATCGGCGGACGCTAGAAAGAAGTCGACGGATCATTTTAGCCATTCCTCTTGTTCCGTAATCCACCTTCGCGACAGAATTGACAAGAGCCGGGTCAATCATCTCCTCGCTTTTTGTGGCACTGCATGGCAAAACCTTCTTCGCCGATGTAGCTCCCTCGGTCGCGAAATGCGGCTCTGGGCGTTCCTTGGTTTGGAGGGCGAATGGACGGAGATATTCTTCAGATCGCCCTAGTAGATCGTTGATATTATAGGTTTTTTCCGGTCCTTCTTGTGGCAATTGGATCTCGTCTTCCACATGGATCTCAATTCGGAGCTTTGACGGGATACGCCCGTCTGCGCCGCCATAGAGGATGCACGGAGAATTCGTTGGCTCCTGGAAGGTTTCGACTTCCATTTCCCATCCACCCACACAAAACGTTACCTTTGAAATGCCGCCAGCTTTTGCGCGGATACTGGTGGATTTGAGCGAAAGCGTGGACCCATGGAGTACGATCTTGCCGCTCATTCTTTCCCCCGTTCTTTCGTGATAATTACTCGGACGGGCGCTTTCGGCGGTGGCGGTGGCGTGGGCGCAAACTTGAGCTTTTCGATTGCAGGAAGACTGCCGAAGTTCTGCGGCGCGTTGGTGCTCATTCGGTGGCCTCCATAACACATTTACAATTCGGATGTTGCGGCGGTAGGACGCCAACCTCCTCTATGTTGCAGCATTTACATTTGCGATAGCTTGCGCCATACAAATGTTTGTTTACCCCTTCTCCCCACTTGTGGCCAAATAGACGACACCAAAGGCAGCGAAAGAACGTGGATTTTTGATGACGCGTATCACGCCAATGAATGCCGTCGTTAGACTCCTGCACATGGATGGTTATCATTCTCTGGCCTCCCGTGCTGATTGTACCCGCCTCTCAAAATGCTTGAGATAAGATTCAGGCGTAAATTGCAACCTTTCTTCGCCGCCGTTACCAGCGAACGGGTCCCCGACAATCACCCCATTGGCGGTTTTGACGCTAGCCAGTGGAATGGAATTGCCTTTCCAATCGAACAGCATCGGTTCTTCGAACTTACCCCAGAATAGACGGCTCGCTTTCTTCTTGCGGATCCGCTTGTTCATTTACCCCCCCCCGCTAGATTCCACCCAAAACGGGCAGGAGAACGCCAAGATTGGCGGCGGCTCCATGTGTGCCGTGTACGCCCCGCCCGGCGATGTCCGGCGAGCGCAGTCCTCGCAACCTTCGCGCCATCCGCCGGCATCGGAGCCAACACCGGCGCAGCGGGCGACATCGTTCGGCAAGCTCATTCCCTACGTTCCTTTCCTGCCACCACCACCGCAGCCCGAGCCGCGTCGGTCATGTCTGCCGGTTGTCGCCCCTCGCAAGCCTCCACCACCGCGACCAGCTCATCCGGTCTGAGGCAGATGTACCGCTGGAGTGTCGGGAGGTGCGCCTCCATATCCTGGAGAGACAGGATCGGCCCGGAAGGAGGGAGCGAATACTCAAGATTGAAGTACGCCCCGGCCCGTCGCATGAAGTGGATCGGCCACGCACCGACAAGGGCGATATCCGGCGTTACTGTTGCGCGCCGAAGATTGTCATCGCGCCGGTAGTCCTCGCATCCGAGGCTGCGGACGATATCGGGGTGGGCTCGAAGCCAGTCGTCGACGTGGCTTTGGCGGGTTGCATTGATGAGCGTATGCATGACGGAATCCTTGATCTTGTTGATGACTAGTTGTCAATATATGCAATTCAGATTCCGATATCTACTCACTAGAGCTTTTTGCTGCTGCAGCTTCCGCTTTTTCTCGGATCGAGAGGAGCTTTGCTAAGTCGTCGTCCGAAAGGCCTGAAAGATCCACAACATCGCGCTTCAGTGGCGTTCCATCCGGGTTCGCGATAGTCGCGTGCTGCACGGGCTGCCCATACATCCGACTCATGATCGAGTCAAACGCTCGCTGGTCCCGTTGCGCTCGGACCCATGTCGCCAAAACGGCCCTTTCGCGGATCGGTATCGACTCGTCCTTCACCTTCTCTTCAATCTCCTTGATCGACAGGTCGCCGAATTCCGTCAGGATGATCCGCATGTCGCGGCTTCCGGGAGGCCGCCCAGGGCCGCCATGCTGTGCGCGGTCGGATTGGCCAAGCCGTCTTCTATTCTCTGCATCCTTCTCGGAGCGCGGCGGGCTTGGCTGACGCTTTGGCAGGCGTGGCGGGACCGCCGGCTTTTCAGGCTTCAGTTTCGGCCGAAGTTTCCTTGGCTTCTTGTCTTTCGCTCCCTTTGGTCTAGCCAAAATAGGCCTCCATGAATAAGTCCGCTGGGAATGTGCGCTTCAACGGATCCAAGCCGTGATCGCGTAGAGATTCAATTGCGGCCATGTTCGTCGGAAAGACAATATGAACGATGTATTCTTGCTTCGTTTCTGCTCCGTCTTGTCCGAGACCTTGCGCCATTTCCTCTCGATACTGCGCCTTTTCCGCGTTTCGCTTTTCTTTTACGGCCGCTTTTTGCTCTTCCGTCTTTTCTGCCGGCAATTCTTTTTCTAATCCAAAAGTGATATATAAATCTTCCCGCGAAAATCCTAAGTCTCCAAGATCAAGTTCAAAGCTGGACGCCAATTCTTCCAATGCTTTGTTGTCGAATTCCCCCATTGCGCTCTCGTTGTTTAAGAGCACATTGAGCGCAACTTCTTCTTTTTCTGATACGTCAATCGCGGCAACATCAAGCAGGTAGTCAGCTCCCTTGGCTTTTTGGTCCAGAATCGCGAGGCGCTGGTGGCCGGAAACAAGATTCCCGGTTCGCTTGTTCCAAACTGGAGGCATGACCAGCTTGTGTTTCGCGAGACCGCGAGCCAGTCGTTCTCGATTTCCATCCGAGATCCGGCGGGGGTTGTAGGGCGCGTCCATGATCTGGGATCGCGCTACACGCACAATCTCGTACCCTTGAAGTTTGTGAAGAAGCAATTCACTCATATCGCATTCCCCGTCGCCCTGACATACTCCCCCTCTAGGTTAGGGTCTTCAAGACAAGCACGCTTGAAATCTTCTGGGTGTACGTCGTGAAGCCATACAGCCCCCTCCCCTGTAAAGATATCTATGTCACGATACCCGTAATTGTATTCGTCAGCAAGAGGTAAGCGCTTCGATTTCGCGTATTGCGCCACGACAGCGCGATTCCAGCGCTTAAGCGGATAGCATTCCAGGCTTTTTCGATTGATTCCATCCGGCCATTGTCGCATGATGACGGCTCGCGACACGCTCTCATCGGCGCGGAACCCATAAGCGACAAGATCGGCGTTGTAATACTCGCGCCAGTGGTTCCGTTCTTTCGAAAAGTCCCCCGGCTTGCCTGTCTTCATCTTAGCAGCTTGGCGGCTTGGCTGGATTTCGAGATGGATTCCAAATCGTGATTCGATTCTCCCTAGGTGGCTATTGACGAGATCCAGCGTCTGGTATGTCCGCAGATGCAAAAACGTCATTCGCTCGCGAGGAACGTAATCAAGCATAGTTTGGACCATGCACAATGAGTCCCGGCCACGGGAAACCATGACCAGGATTGAGCACTCGGAGGCCGCAATAGCCTGAGCCTCCAGGTACAAACTCAACGGCGACCAGCCTTAAAAGTGGTCACCTTCTGCCCCTTAGATCCGGAACGAAGACCTCCGGACTCATTGCGAACCCGCGACAGCGGAGAAGCTCCAAACATATCAACCTCCATAGGACCGTAGCCCTAACGACCCCTGATGCATTCGCCAGTCTTTGGGGTCCAGGAGATGGCGATCGACCACCGGATTGGCGATCCTCCCGAATTTACACTCGCCACCCTCGGTTGGGCGAGCCTCTCCAAAAATGCACCAGCCGATGACGACGCCAACAGGGAGCGCTAGACCATCCCTGCGCCCCGATGAGGCGTACATGTGCTGCGCCATGATGGACCCGGAGATATCGGGTCGCGGGCGATCATCCGCCCCAACCATCCACCGCAGGTAATCCGCTGCAACAGGATCGCCCAGGCTGTCCAGGTAATCCGCAGTCTCAGCGGCGTCGAGATCCGGGGATAGGCCAGCATGGATCCAGACGCGAGTTCCGGGCTCAATCCGCCAGCTGCGATATTCAGCCGGCTTGATACCGCAGACCAATGCGGACGCATACGGCTGACGGACAGTGATGATTTTATCGGTCATCTCGACGCCTCCGTGACGACTTTCCGCAACCATTTTTGCCAACTTAACCCATCTCGCTTCGCCGCCGTTTCCGTCGCCAGCAACAGCGACGCCGGCCAAATCGGACGACGGACGATGACGGTCGGCTCCGACGAGAGTTTCGGGCGACCGACAGGACGTTTTGTGGGCTGCATATTTGCTCGATTCAGGCGGTGGGAGCCCTCCCCGGAGGGAGGGCGGAAGGGTTAGGCGACGTAGATCATCTGGTGTCCATTGTTTACCGGCTGGCCGTTGACCTCGGTCAGGCGCAACCCGACCAAGACCCGGCTGATGATGGCGGGATCCAGTCCCAGGGCGCGGAAGGCGTCGCGGGCCAGCGCCCAGGCCTCGGCGTCCTCGTCCTCGGTGACCAGAGTCAGGGGCTCGTCATCGCGCTCCTCGCGGTCGATCTCGGCCAGGATGTCGGTTGCATCCTCGTAGCCCGGGCCTCCGCAGCCGTTACCGCGGTCGTTGTGGACCAAGGAGTCGCCCGCGATGTCGCGGAGGAGGTCGGAGAGGGAGATCTCGGTGGTGGTGGGGATCGTGGTGCTCATGCTGTCCTCTGTGGTTTGCGCCTGACCGGGCGCCGGCCTTATTGGCCTCCCCATTAATATATCATCATGATCTCCAGAAGACAACAATTATTTTCCTCCCAACAAACTTTCTTCTAGGTAATTTTTGCCTAACGGAGGGCCTAGGACTCGAACCTAGATGGCCTTTCGGCCGGCGGTTTTCAGGGCCTCTGCTCTACCATTGAGCGAACCCTCCAAAAATGGGGTCCGGATTTTCGCCGGGTGGACGATAGGCGCGTCTGGTGTGTCGCCTCGTTTTATTCTCGGCCCTTCGACCGTTTAGCCAGCACAGGCTGCGTTTCCACCTGGCAAAGACTCGTTCCACTGATTACCTGCTTAGCAGGACCCCAAACTTTCACAGCGAGTAGGCCGTTCCCCGAGCATTCCCGGCCTTGCGGAGCACCCCCGCCGCCGCCATCTCCTTGAGCGTAGCCTTGAGCGCAGCGCCGTCGAATCCGACGGACTTGGCGATCTGAGCGGCGGTCGCGCCGGACAACCCAGTGAGAGCGTCCTTGACCCGACCGATGCGGTCGCTCATCGGGATATCGCACTTGACCCGAGGGGCGCGCTCCCTGGCTTCCTTGGAGCCATGGATCTTGGCTTTGAGGTCGCGGATAGCCTTCTTGTGCTCGTCGATCTGCTTGCGGATTTCGGCCGTCTCGGCGACCTTGCGGCGCTGGAGTTCAGCGTGGATCTCTTCGGTGGCGACTTCATGGATGGACATTTTGCTTCCTTCGCTTCTGTTTTTTTTGACGGCTGAATTGCCAGTTCGAAATCTAAGGTATCGCTCTTCGATTTCCAACATCAAAAGCGCATTTTTTGAACTCCACCATTGCAAGATGCCTGAACCTTGATTTCGGCCCGCGTCTTCAGGATGATCCACAGACTCCACATGTTGCCTCCGGAATGTTCCGGTGTGGACTGCGCGATGAGATACGAAACATCTTTCGTGGTAACGCCCTCCGTATAACACCCACTTCCGGATGCTCCGACAAGCGCGTATCCGTATGTCCTGGTGTCTGCAAACGAGAGGAGATACGCGGTCACGGTGTCCATGCGGAGCGAATCCAGGATGCGCCAATCACCGCGCCCGAACGACAGCAAGCCTTGAGCGGGAGTAACGACGACAGGGGTATCTCGCTTTGTCGTATCCCGCTTGACCGGCGTGGTATCCAGCCTCGTTTTCGTGGTGTCGGTTTTCTGCGGAGTCTGGCCGCCCTGCCGAATTTGTGGAGCGGTCGGCGACGAATCGCATCCGGAGAGCGCGATGGAGATGATCGTTGCGGCGAGGAGTTGCTTGTTCATGTTTTTCCTTTTGTTGCGGCTTGAGGCCGTGCAGATACTTTACGTTCTAAAAACGAGAAAAGCAACTATTATTTTTGGAAATAAGATTGCTTTATTTTTCGAAACCACTCCATCAACTTTTCGACCTCATCTCCGCTCAACGGAGGGCTCTCCTGGAGGTCAGTTCGGCGCCTGTCGATCTCCTCGATCTCTCGGTAAGGCAAATTTTGCCTAGCTCTCCTTGTCATTTTAAGGCACCTTCCCGGCGTTTTGGGCCGTTGTGGCTGTCGTTAGCTTGCTCATGGCTCGAAACCGCCTGCTAGGCCTGCGAGAACCGCACGTACTGCGACTCAAACCGTAGCGGCAAGGATAACTCTGGCCCGTTGCGGACTTTTTGGAAGTCGAGGACTCGGCGTTCGGCGTTCGCTTTTGCGGATAGGTATTCCGGGTCGAGCTTGGCGTCTTTCCATCGCGCAGGATCTCGGTTCCGGATCGCCCGATAGGCGTCAAGGACTTTTTTCGACTCTGCAAAAGATTTCGGCTCTGGGTGGTAAATCATCGCGACAGCATCGGCGTCCTGCCTGATTGATCCGGATTCTTTCAGATGATGGAGCTGCGGGATTCCTTGATCCCTTGACGCATCGTTGCTGAGTTGAGAAAGGCCAAAGACGGCGCATTCAAGTCGCTTTGCCATCCTTTTGCATTGGCGAGTAATCGCGGAGACTTCATTCGCTCGCGTTGCATTTCTGTTTGACCCTGGAGTCGAAACGATTTGTATGTAATCAATCAATATCGCATCTATCCTGCCGTATTGCAAGCGGATAGCTCTTGCGGTTTGCTCTATTTCTTCGATCGTCTCCGCATCCGTTATGCGTACGTGCATTCCAGACATACCGTTTCGGATCAAGTCGCGCTGGTCGTCTGAAAGGGTGCGAGATGTTATGGAATAAAAAGGAATTCCGTTTACCACCCAAGGTATCATTCTTTCGACGATCTCGTTGCGACTCATTTCAAGCGACGCAATCAAAACCGGACCGCGCATTCCCATCGATGCGGAAATCCCAGAAGCGAGGGCCGTTTTTCCTCCGCCGCTAAAACCTGCGATGACCACGAAATGCCCTGGTTGCGGCGTGTATTGCGAATCCCACCACGGAATCCCGGTCGGGATCAACCGTGGCGACTCTGGCGAGAGGACTCCCGGCAGGAGATCGACCGCCTTGACGGACCGCGCCCCGCCTGCGCTTGCGCCGTGTGCGATCTCAAGGATTCGACGGGATGATTTGTCGATCAACTCGTCCGCTGTCTCCGCCTCCTCGACTTGAGAGGCCGCCCATCTCGCGAATCCGGCCATTTCTCTTCGGGCGAATCTGTCAAGCAGAATCTCAATTTCCGATTCGAGCCCGGCCAAAGAAACCGTCCCGTCAACCAAATCAATCAAACGAGATGGGCCTCCAATTTCTGAAACGGCGTCTTGCCGCTCGGTTTCAGCCTGAACGGCAATCAGTGAAGGTGCTCCCGATTCGGAGACTTTCTTTATTATCTTAAAAAGAGCGCGGTTGTGCTCAAAATAGAAATGCTTCTCCGAAATTCGAGAAAGTATTTCGTGCGAACGCTCGCAAAACCTGATTGCCTTCCCGAGGATATCTTCTTCTGTCGTTTTACTGAAAAGAAATTCACTCACTTAAGAAATCCTCCACGGCATCGGCTATATGCGTTGTCCCTTTGATTGCGGGCCTATTTTGCAATGGGTGTTTCCCGTAGATGGCGGCGATGTTTTCGCGCTCACGTTGCTGACCTTGCACTCCTTGATAACCTTCGGTTTTAGGATTGTGGTTCAAGGGATTGAGGATTGAGGATTGTGGATTGTGGTTAGGGTTCGAGAGATCATCGAACCTATGTTCTAACCGTGGTTCGAACCGTGGTTCGACTCTTGGCGACCTCTTGCATGGCTGTGCGGTCCCGTTTCTGGAGGCCCTAACCTCTGCGCTTCGAGCCCCTTTCTTGCTTTGTTTCTCCTTAAAAGCAATCACTTCATCGCGCATTCCTTTCCCAAAATTCCATCCTTTTGTAAATGAAGCTGGCGCCCCTTCTGGGAGGGGGCCTCCATTGATCCCAAGGCTCATTCCCTGCACCAACAACGAGCGGTCAATATCTGCGTATATCGCTCCTGTAATGGAGTTCCATTCGTCTAAATCAAAGCGAAAATTCCAAGGGCGTCCGCTCATTCGAAAACCTGCAAAAGAACACGCCTCTTATCTTGCATCGCGAATGATGTAGAATTTTCCCCTTTTGCAAATTCAAACGCTATTGCGCCGGCGTTCGCCAATAATTCTCTTGAGATAGAGATGGCTTCGTCGAAGCAATTCGAGCAGACCATTACGGCAGAAGATCCATCTCCGTAATTCGTCTGGTACTCGCGAAGCCTTCTAACTTCTGCTCCGCAGCATTCGCATCGATTCATGTTTCCGCCTTCCACCCTCGTCTTTCCGAGGTGCCATCCGGTGCGCCCGGATCAAATGTTCGCAGGGTTCTCTCCAACCTGCGTAAAGTCACCAATGGACCAAATTTGGCATAGATGCACCGTACCAAGTTGGGTCCCGCATGGTTTGCGTCTCTACAATATACTCTCATCTCATCTCTACAGGGCACCTCCTGCACCACTCTCGCCACCTGTCGAGGATCCAATTTGCCGCCACCCTGCTGTCTTCCGGAGATTCGGCGTAGACGGCCAGCCGCGTACCCATGTGCGGCCAGACGACCGCGGGGGTGTTCTCTGCGCCCGGCTTAGTGCTTTGGATAATGCTCCCTCGAATGAGGTGGCGGTTGCCCCATGGGGCGCTGATCTCGACGACAAATTGGGCTAGCTCGCTAGCGCTTAACCCTCGGGTGTAGAAGCGGATCATCTTTTCCCTTTCGGCGGCCACAAGGTAATCGGGTCTCCCTGCGCGGCCATGTGCTTTGCGGCGCGCCGGAACTCCTTCGTCTGAAACCCCTTGGCGTCCTCGATGATGCGCTTCCCGTCGCGGTCCAGGTAGACGAAATCCGCGGTGTAGTGCCCAATCTCGATCCCCTGGACGAGAAGCGGAAACCGGACTTGCCGGCGCAGATTGGAAATTTCTCCAGCTCGTTCGAGTAGCCGAAGTGTCTGCCAGCGCCCCGCTTCCAGGTTGGAATCGAACGTCTCGCCGTCCACGGTGACGCGACGGTTGCCAAACTTCTGACGCTTGGGCAGGAGGTGGCGGAGGTTTGGCGGGAGATTCACCTCAGCCTCCTTGCGACCCACGCTTTGAGCGTAGCATCTTGGGTTAGCGACGCATCCTTGGCGTGCCGCAACCGTGCTTCCGCCTTGGCCAGGGCGATTCTGGCCTCTGCGACTTCGCGGCGAGCGTCCGGGATATCATCGCCCGTCCTGTTGGCGAAGTGCGGGAATTGCTCCGCGAACCATGCGGCGAACTTAGTGCGATTCATTGGCCTCATCCTCCTCTTCGATAAGAGAGACGGCGGCGCCCGCAATTGAAAGGAGAATACCGATTGCTCCGATAAAAATCTTCCCCTCAGATAGGTAATCTACGCCACGAGCAGCGCACCACCCTGCCGCAATCAGATATCCTTTTGAATTGACCCAATCCATCATTTTTTCAACATCCATGGTTTTCTCTTCGTTCAGAATCTTCATCGATTGTTCCCTCCATGCGGCGAACTTGGTGCGGCTCATCTACTCACCCGCGGCATTCTGTTTAGCCTTGATTTGAAAATCAGTGCTTCCATCCGATACTTGTCCCGGTCCGCCTCTGCCCGCGCTGCCCTCTCACGTTCTTTGAGGAGGCGAAATGCCAGTGTATGGACTCGCGATTCCGGCAGTTGTTCAAGCGATTCGGTAATAATCTGATCGAGGATCATTTAGCCACCCAATACGCTATTCCGACTTTTTCCATTTCATCCCAATTTGCCCGGTAATACGCCTGGCCGCCCGGTTCCCGATTTTCTCCGAGCACTTGGACGTACCCCTGTGCTCCAAATGGCTTCGGTTCAGAGATCACCATGATTGCTCCGGCGAACGCTTGATTTCGCACTATCTGCGGATTGAGCTGGACGAGATCGCCCACCTTGAGATCTTGTTTCGTCACTTCATCACCTCCCCGGCCTTCGCCGTCTTCTCGCGCTCCGGATGTGCCGCAAGGAATGCAGCCCAACGGATGCGCCATCGATTGAGCGTCAAAGCGGAGGGAGAGGGAATCGAACCCTCAAACCCTTTCGGGTTCGCGGTTTTCAAGACCGTTCTAGCTGCCATTACTTGTCCCCTCCGGCTGAATAGAAACATTTCCACTCCGTCACGTCTCCGTCGTTCCACCACGCTTCCCCGAAGTCGTTGTGGTGATCGGGGAGCTTGTGCGGATTTGGACATTCAATCTCCATGATGACTGTTCGACTGGTCTTCATTGCCCACGCCATTGCGGCCATTGGTGTCGTGAACCCGCGAACCGGCGCGATAATTCGTCCAGAATAACGATAGAGCTTCGCCTTCTTTGGTGTCGTGGCGTGATAAAGAATCACCTCCGCACCCACACGCGCAGGAGATGGCCGGCAGCTTCGGGGCGCTTCGCTGTCTCGATCGCCAAGGGACCGATCAATCCCAGTGCTTCCGCGTGCTGGAACGCTGCCCCAACGCAATTCGGATGCGGCGGCGGTTCTTTCATGCGCCTGCGGATGTCTTCTGCGGTAAACGATGTTCCTCGCTTGACCCGCTCGATCTTCGCGACGGCGTTGAGGGTCCAGGCGTTCATGCCTCCCCCTTTGCCTTGGCGATGACCTTAATCGCATTGTCGCATGTGCGCCTTCCTATGCATTCTGACGGAAGGCCGCGGTCGAAAATTCGAACCATATCTTCTAGAGCTTCCAGAAGATCCGGGGCAGCTGCAATCAGGTTGGCGTTGGCCTCTAGATATTCATCGTTTCTGATGCCAAGGTCCCCAATGATGCAAGTACCATCTGGCGCTTCAATGTCAATCCACCCTTCCTCCGGATAGACGACAGTTTTCCACGGCCCTGGAGTGTATTGCGCTTTCATTTATTCTCCTCTTGCTTTGGTGATGGCGGCGCGGGCCTTGCGAATATCTCCAACCGTCACGACGAGATCACATCCGTCGGCGTCATCTTCGAAGTCTGGATGCTCGCCTTCCCGCTCCAAAAGCGCCTCCAGCGCCTCCAGAAGTTCAGGGGCGGCGGCGATGAGATGGCTGTTGGCTCTGCTCTCCGCATCTGGGGTTTTTGCATTCTTGATCCCCCAAACATTAGCGATACAGCGGGCGCGGCCATTATTTTCGTTGCGCCGAACCAAAGTGCCGCCGTCGCCATCATAGTTGATTGACTCGACTCTCCACGGCCCTGGCGTATGCTTCGCGTTCATGACACCCTCCAAACTCCATCAGGGCGCATTGTGGCAAACGCAACCAATCCGAGGATTGCACGTTTCGCGTTTCCTTCGGTTGCTTCCCAGTAGTTCTCGCTGGTATCATTCCTGAGCTTTTCGGCTGCGCTCTTTAGGAGTGGAAGTGTTTCCGCTCCCGTCTTTCCCTCGAGCCCAGGAATTCCGCCTTCGAGTACAGAATAAATGCGTGGCCCATAGTTGTAGGTGATGTTCAGGGAAAGTTCGCTTGAACCACCGACGCGGTATGTCCCTCCTCTGATCTGGTGGGCTTCGTCGGTTTCGAGCACTTTTCCTGAAACCGGATCGCAAAGATCAACATCGTAACTCATCCCATCTCCTTTTCCGCCCACGCGGGCAGGTTAAGCGAATCGAACCGGACGCGGTCGATCATCGCCGCGCCCTCGATTGCTTCATGGATCTCCTTGCAACGCTTCTGCGCCTCCCGCCAACAGGCGGCGGCGATCCATTCTTGGATCATCACCACGCGGACGCGGGGGAACATGGTCCCGCTCTCAACCAGGAGGAACGAAACTGTCGGCTTCGGATCCGGCGTGAGTCCGTAGGCAAGCCCCGCTTGGATCGCGTACCGCCCGGGCCAGAAGTGCCGGTCGAAGTCATCGAAGCTCTTGGCGTTGACGTACTTCAGATCCGGCATCTGATTCGCCTTTGGGAACCAAATATCGGGCCGCGTTTGGATCTGCATTCCCTCTACGGTTCCGCGTAGGGTGACTTGGAAGACAGGATCCTCGGGCTCTGGTGGGATCACCTGGAGGGCTTCGCGGGCGCGGGGAAGGGCGGCGAGGACTTCGGCGTGAGTTACGGCGTCCAGGATGGCGCGATTGCCGACCTGCGCCGCCCACGCGATCCCGTCCTTGGTGGACAACTTCATCCCCTCTGGCTTCACTGCAAACCGCGCCTCGAACTCCATCTCTGTCCCCGTGAGCAGACAATCGAGAGCGGAGCCAGCGACCATTGCCGGGCTTCCGCCGTCTCCGCTGTAACCCTCGCCGCGCTCCGAAAGCCACTTGTCCGCCCACGCCTCTCGGCCCATGGGTCTCCAGTCGTCCAGGGCGGACGAGCCAAGCCACGGGCGGACGGCGTATTCGGACCAGGGGAGACCGAGGATCATTCCGCCGCCTCCAAGCGTTCGATTTCGCGCTCCAGGTCCTCGACTCTCTCTTCTGCTTTTTCTGCTCTCTTCAATCGCTCCTCGCTCTCATCTTCAATGTCGCTAATCTGATCTCCAGCGTCTTTAAGCCATTTAAAGACCTCTTCGCAAAAATCTCGTTCCGCACGTCTCGGGACCATCCCAAACAGCAAATCCAGGACTCCATTGACATCCAGCGAAATGACCTCCTGGTTCATTCCTTCCCCCTCCCCTCCGCAGCCTTGGCGGCACGGTCGTTGGCGCTGTCGGTTGCGGTCGTGTCCTCCGCAAACCAGTCTCCCGGCTTACTCATCCCGTCGCGCAGGCTATTGTAGATCTTCCGAAGCTGGACGATTTGCGCAGGTCGGATCGCTTCAAGGCGGCACTGCGCCCGCTTCTCGATCTGCGCTTGCGTCACGCCAAAAGCCGCGAATGCATCGGCCAGCTTTTTCAGGCCATCCTTTGAGGTGTCTGCCTTGGCGTTCAGCGTCTCGTCGCACTGCGCGACTGCCGTTTCCGTCACGTCGCCGGGGATGATCGCGAGAATGCATGCCCGGACGCGGCGCTGCGCCATGTTGGCGGTGAGTTCATAAATGTCGCGCTCGTCCTTGAGCGGGTATCCGCCGCCTTTGGTGTCGCGCCAATGGCGGATTTTGAACACCAGGGGTTTGTAGGCGTTGCTCTCCAGATCCCAGGCG